CCACGGCCTCACCCTTGGCCAGGGCTTCCATGTCCTGCCGGTAAGCGTCCTGTTTGGCCTGCTGGAAGGCGTCAGACCACTGGGAGCGGATGATCAGGTGGTGGTCGGTGGGCGTGCCGTCGGCGTAGGACAGGGACACCTTGGTGCCCTCGTTGGCCTTCTCACGGGTGAACAGAGCTTCCATCTTCATTACGCAGCACCCCGCATAATCACGATCTGGCTTTCCTCGGTGGCATTAAAGAGTGCCTGGAAGCCCATGCTTACGGTCACCTCGCCCTCCCCGCTCACGTCCGGCTGGCCGGAGTTGTACTTCACGCGCGGCAGGCTGAATGTGTAGGCGTTCGTGCCGTCGCTCAGGGTGAACTCCAGGTTGGATTCGGTCTCGTTCAGGAACTTCTCGTAGAGCGCCACGCTGTCGAAGAAGGTGGTGATCGAGCCGGTCAGGTTGGAGCGGGCGATGCTCACGCACTCCGCCGTATCCGAGCCCACAACGAACAGCGGGGACAGACCGTTCTCCAGGGTGAGGGACAGCTCGGTCACGGTCGCAATCGAGGCGCCGCCCTCGTTGATTTGGCTGGTGGTGGACGCGGGGTCGTAGGTGGCGCCGGCAATTGCGGTCTGGGCCGGCGCATCCATGGAGCGCCCCACCAGACTGAACGAACTGGTTACGATGGCGTTGGTGGAGACGGTCAGGTTCCAGGTGTTGAACTCACAGCCCAGGTAACGCAGGTACTGGCCGATGTCCGCGAAGTGCCGCTCGATGGTGAACGGCCGGCGCACCACGCCCGCCTTGAGGGTGTCGGTGCCGGCGGACGGGGTGTCCGCTTCCCAGGTGCCGCACAGCACCGCCTCCAGCATCGGGCCGAACGCGCCGCCGTAGCTCAGTTCGGTGGAGATGTCGCCACCCACCTGCTTGTTGCCGTGACGCATGTCGGCGATCTGCCGGTCGGCGCGCAGCTCATTGCTTTGCAGGGCCTCTTTCGTCAGGGCCAGCGTGGTGCCGGTCTGGCGAATCGGGGTGAAGTCGGGGGTTGCCGGAGTGGTGCCGGCTTCGGTTTCGGCCACCAGGGCCATAGAGTGGCGTGAGCCGTTTGCAGGGCAGCCCATAACGAACCTCCATCATTGGGAAAGCCACGTCTCACGACGGGGCGGTGTGGGACGTCTCACGACGGCCAGAAACAAAAAGGGCCGCCAATCGGCAGCCCTCGGGGATTAATGCACCGCGCCCCCACGTCTCACGACGGTAGGGCGCAGCGGCTTTAAACGGTTCTCAGTTGAAGCTCAACATCCACCTTGCTGATATAGCGATAGCGATGAACGGATTGGCTCATGGTTGTGATCGGGGTGTTGGTCACATCCAGAGACGGAGCGCACAATCCACCTGTCGCCTGGTGAAACTCATCAACCGCCCTCTGCACTTTTGCTCTAAGGTTTTCGGCCGCTTGGTCAAACGCATAGGTGGCAATTGGACTGGCCATCTCTCTGCCAGGGTCGATTTCCAAATCCGGGTCGTGGGGACGATCGGGGTAGATAGGATTCATTCCGTATAGCCTCTGCTTACCCATGCTGAGTAGAAAATCGTCATCGTGGTTCGGGACCAGTTCTCCACCCGGCGCGGCTGTTCGTAGCCGCAGGAGCGGATCAGGACCTTGAGCGGCTCCCACACCAGGAACTCCTGAGCCCGGAAATCGGCGACCAGGGTCTCGGACAGGGCCGGGGCGTCGAAGTGCTCTCCCGCCTTGTACCGCCGGGCGATCTGGTCAGCCAGAGTAATGGCCGGGACATCCCCGCTATTGAGCGGGTGGTTCAGGTCGACTTGCAGAAACCCGTCGTGCCGGTCCTGACCCTGATCCCCGAGCGTGGCCACGCCGGGCTGGCTGGGCACCACGAACAGCGCCGCCCACGGGTCCGTGCCCGGGGTGAAATCCTTGTTCGGGAGCGCCGTGGTCAGTCCGAAATCGCCATCCAGCCAGCTCAGGACCAGCGCATTCCGAATATCAAGGTTTCTCATACGCGGTTCTTCTGAGCCTCTTCCTGGAGCAGCTGCCGAAAGCGGGCCACATTCTTGCGGACCATGCCCTCGGGCGCCTTCGTCTTGGAGTAGCCCTCAAACTCAATCCGGTAGGCGTAGGGCATGTTGTTCGTCAGCAGGGTGTAGCTGCCGCCCTGGATCGCGGCCACGATGGACTCCATCTCCGCCAGGGTGGCGCCGCCCTGCTTGTCGGCGCGCCCGTTCTCGCCGGAGGCCGGCGTATCCGTGGTGGTCTGCCAGTCGCCACGCAGGCGCCCATCAAGCACGGGCGTATCCATGATTACCGCCCGAAACAGGCGCAGCTCCACACCCCGGGCGGTTTGCTCCAAGGAGCGACCAGCCTTCCGGGCGAACCCGGCGACATCATCACCGAAGCTCATCGGCGCACCTGCAATTCATGGAGCACGGCGGCTCCGGCGGGACTCAGGGTTTTGACGCGCATCACCGTCCAGTCGAGCCCGCCCACCGTTACGGTGTCGGTTACGACCGGATCGACCTCAAAAGCGGCACAGAGCAGCTTTTTGTCGGTGCTCACGATGTCCACCCCAGCGGCCCGGAGATCGCCAGCTTCCTTGCCGCCGTAATTCAGCAGGACGCCGTCCGGCGTATAGGTCGTGGTGGTCTGGCCGGTTGTCTCACCGGTCAGCGGGTCATAGGTGCCACCAGAGGTACGCGTGATGCTCACCGGCTGGCCATAGCTCGCCAGGAGCCGCGCGGCGGTGGCGGCTGTGCGGTCGTAGAATTGGCTCATGCTCGGACAGCCAGCAGGCCCCGAGTGTTCAGGTAATCGGCGAACTGGGCGCGACTCGGGCGCTCAGGAGCGGCCCAAAGCACCTTGCCGTTGTTCTGGACCTCCTGATACTCGACCTCGATCACGTCGACCTTCTCGCGCGTGACCGGCCCCTGGCGCTGATCGGGCGGCGCCTGTTCGTCGGCATAGATTTCGGTGGCCAGAGCCATCTGGCCGTATTGGATGCGGGCCGGGATGTAATTGGAGGCGAGGTATCCGCCATCAATGCACACCCCTTCCCGGGGCCATGACAGGCTCTGATCGGCAGCAACGCGCCACCCCTTCCAGCGCATCACCTGCATCTGCAAGGCAGCCTGCCGCAGCAGGGCCTCACGCGCGGGTTCGCCTTCGGGCAGGTCTCGACCAAATCGCTCGGCATAGTCCGCCAGTTCCGCCACGGTGGCGAAGCTGTCGGCGCCAGCCACGATGCTGCCATCCTCGATAATCAGAGCCATTGGGCCATCATCCTCGGAATTCGGTAAAAAGAAAGGGGGCATGCGCCCCCTGTCTTACTCGGCCGCCTTCTTGGCTGGCGCCTTCTTGCCCTTCTCGGTGACCTTCGGCAGGTCCTTCTCGGGTGCGGCGTCCTTGCGTTGATCCTCCGGGACATACCGGGCATCCACGATGCGGACGGCCGCCTTGCGGGCCAGATCCTTCACGTCCTCGTTGTAGCGAGTGAAGGGGCCGGCCAGATACCACACTGGCGCTTTTTGCTTCGCCATGATCCGTTACTCCTTACTGAGCGGCGTCGCCCACTGCGATAACGCCGGCGGTGTGTTTCACGGAGGTGGCGACCTGATCCCAGTTGGTGCCGGTAGCCAGTTCCGCGTCGGTCGGGGACTTGCCGCCGTTGGTTTCGTCCCAGGTGTAGCCCTTCAGGCCCAGGCCGAAGGTGTAGTCCACCTGCATGGTGGTCTCGATCCGGGTCTGGCCGTTGGACGTTTCGATGTTGCTGATCACGTCGCCGGCGTCGTGGACGATAGCCGCGGACTCCACCAGGCCCAGAACCTTCTGCTTGTTCGGGGTGCCGGCTTCGTACAGGGCGGGCGCGTCGGTCACCACCACCGCCTTGCCCAGGATGTCCACAACGGTCACGTTCTGGGCCTGGAACAGCTGCGGGGTGTTGGTCAGGTTCTGGCCGATCAGCTTGTGGTACACCGAACCGGTCATCACGTTGGACAGCACGTTGCCGCTGTGGTCGCCGAACTTGGCGTGCGCGTCGTTCAGGGCGCTGTAGGACAGGCCGCCAGTGGCGGACACGTCATTGGTGGCGTCGCTGTTGTTCTCGATGGCAGCCACCAAGGCGGCGATGGCGGTGTTCAGCTGGTCCGCCATGAGCGCCTCGGCGAAGTTCCGGCTGGCCACCTCGATGCCCTCGGCGGTCGGCTTCTGCAGCCAGGTCAGCTGGCCGGGCTCGAAACGGATCGGGCCAAAGCCGCCGGCGATCTTCACCGAGCTGTGCTTCAGCTGGGTCAGGTCGGTGGCGGAGGCGGACGCCTGGGAGGCGTAGCGGTCAACGCGACGCTGAGCGCTGTGGATGGCGGCGAAGAACGATTCCTGGAGGAAATCGCCGTCGAAGCCCTCGGTGGTCAGGCGGATAGTGTTACGGCTTGCGGCGTTGAACTTTTCCACCATCTGGTCCAGCGTCTCGATGGTCGCCGGCATGATGTACTGGTTGAACACCTGCATCTGTGAAAGAGACATTTCTTGTCACCTCATTGATTCAATTCAGGGAAACGGTTACGAATTGCGGCCGCACGCTCGGAGCGATCTCCGCCCATGCTGCCCTTTGAGGCGGCACCGCCACCCTTATGGCCACCGCCGGCACCGCCGCCAGAGGCCTTCGACGCAACGATCAACGGCGCAAAGGCCGGATCGCTTGCGAATTCTGCTTTCAGTTCCTCCACGGTCATGGCGCTGGGCTTGCCCTCGGCGTCCAGAACGACCGTAGTCGGTTTGCCGTCACGGATTTCCATGGAGAGACGGCTGGTCAGGTGTGGTTGAAGCGCCTTGGCGCTGCCCTGTACGGCGATGTCCGCCGCGAGGCTCGACGCCACACCGGTGACCATCTGTTCTTTGAGCCAGGCTTGGTGTTGCTCCACCTCACCTTTCAGCTCGCTTTCGCGCTTGGAGAGCTTTTCCTGCCAGCTCTTCTCCAGAGCCTCGACATCGCCCGCCTTGCGGTGCTTGTCGTCGTCCAGGCTGGCCAGCTGGTCCTCCAGCTCTTTGAGGCGCTTGGCGGCCTCCTGGCGCTCCTGCTTCGCAGTCTTGGTCTCGCCCAGCAGCTTCTCGTGATGCTCTTTCAGGCGCTCGTTTTCGGCCTTGATCTCGCTGATCTGCTCCGGGGTCAGGCTGCTACCGCCTTCATCGCCTTCGCCACCAGCCTCTTCACGGAATGCACGGGGGAGTTTGTTGATACGCATTGGTCACTGACCTCTTGGTTACCCACTGGGTTGGATTCCCGCGCGCTCGAAGGCCTGGGGCTCAAGGGCCCGCATCTCATCAAGCGTGAGGGGTTTGAAATTTCGGTCCAGCTGCAGCTCTGAGAATCGACTGGCGGACAGTCCGCCTTGGCGCAGCAGGCGGCCCCGGGCCGGACCCAGGGTCGAATCCTGAAAGGCGGCAGGCTGCCGCTTGAGCCATTCGTAATACGTCAGGTCCGCGTTCACCGGCCCCTGCTCAGAGGAGCGGGTGGCATCGCGGTCCAGGAAGTCGAGCCCATCATCCAGCTCGGCCACCGTGGTGGACCGGCAACCGATATGGATCGGGGGCTTCGGCCCTTTGCCAACCTTGAAGGTGCGCCCGTCCAGGGAGCGGCACTGCGCACTGGTGCGGCTATCCAGGGTGGACACCCACCGGTAGCCGCTGATGATGTCGCTGTTGCGCTCCCAGGCCTGAAACCGGGCAACGCTGGCCACATGCTGGACGGCGGTTCGTACGACCGCCTGAGCATGCCGGCGAGTGGTCTCCAGCAGGCCATCCCGGTAGTTGAGCGCCTTGGTGCCTCGGATAGAGCGGACAATCTCGGCGCTCGTCTGGCCCTCAAACGCGCCCTGGCGGATGCGGTTCTTGACCGCCTCGATCTCACTGGCGCTCCAGTCTTTCAGGAACGGCTTGAGCAGCTTCCCGCCCTGGGCGCCGCGCACCGACATCGGGTCACTGGTCGCCGCTGCCCAGACGGTGCCAATGGCCGGAACGGCCAGCTGAGCACCGGAAAGCACCTCCTGAAGGGCGCGCACCTCGAACCCAGCCTCGTAGCCGGCCAGATCGCGCAGGTCTGTGGTGATCGTTTCCAGCTGGGCGCCGTAAAGCCGTCTGAGCAGGTCGTCGATTTCGTCGAGCAGTCGATTCAGTTTTGCCCGGCGGTAGGCGCTGATCTCAGCCCGCATCAGCAGTCGCTTGCGCAGCTCGCGGTCCACCTGTTGGAGAAACTCGCGCACCTTGCGCGTCTCGCCGGCCTTCAGGCGCTCCAGATAGACCTGGTGACGGACGGAGGCGTTAAGGAGTAGTTCCGGTACCGCCATCGGTCATATCGTCCAGGTTGAGGCCGGCGTCGTTTTGCGTTTCTTCGCGGATCTCTTCGTCGGTCTTTTCCGGGTCGATCAGCCCCACCTTGCGCAGGTACGCCCACAGGTCGCCCTCGGGGATGGCGCCGCTCATCCAGGCGGCCACCAGCTCCTTGAGCATTTGCGCGTCGAGGCTGTGCTCAGTCAGGTCCTGGTTCAGCTGGTACAGGGCCTCACCGGCGGCGGCCATGAACTCGCCCACCCAGGCCAGGCACTGGCTGTAGGCTTCGGAGACGTTCGACGCAGCCAGGGACAGGATGGAATGCTGGGTCTCGCTTTCGTCCTGTGCCTGAGTGGCCGTCTTGACGGCCTGGCCGGGCT